TTCTCCGCCATTGCAGCGGAATCATGGCGGGCACGATCTTCGCGGTCGGTATCAGCGTCCTTGTCGCCTTCATCCTTCTTCTTCTCGTCGGAGTCCTTTTTGGCGTCCTTCTTGGCTTCCTTTTCCTTGATCTTGTCGAGCTCTTCGGCGGCCTTATGGGCCTCTTCGGACGCATCCTTCTTGGAATCGGCTTCCGGTGGGCGGGTTTCGCCCTCTTTCTTCTCTTCGGAGTGCTTCTTCAGGAAGGCATCGAGGCGCTTCTCGATCATGGCATCGAGGCGCTTCTCCATATCGGCCCACGCAGGGATCTCCTGGTTCGAGTCGCTTTTCTTCTCGCCCTGGGTCGTCTCGATCGGGTCTTCACCCATATCGCGGTCCTTTCGGGCCTCCAACTTCTTCTCTTCTGCTTCAGTCGTCATGGGTATTCCTCGCAGCTGTGGATACGCCCCGAGGCGCACCCGACTTGTCCCACACGCCGCGTTCGCACACGGCGAGATGGTCAACAAAATCGGGTTTACCCTCGATGAGCACTTTGGAGCCGTCCTTGGTTCGGGCGGCCTTCAACGATCCCGGTGCGCCAAACTCGACGGCCGGGCTTGTAGAAACATGGGAGGACAGCATCAGTTCTGCGGCATCATCGTCGTAAATGCGGGCGATGGACCAGACCTCGTTAGTGGCGTGCCGGCCGTCATCCTTCGTGGGGATGTAAGGCAGGATCAGCGTCCCGACCGATCGGCTCCGCCATTCTTTTGTGTTCGTCCTGCCCTTCTCGGGGTGATCGAACAGGACCGGGATTCCTTGGCACCGTTCCAGGAACTCATCATTCAGGTAGAACTCAGGCGGCCTATAGACGTATTCATCCAAGGAATCCCGATAGGCGACGCCCGTCCCTGTGACTCGAAGATCGAATAGCCAGATATTACGGACTCTGACCGGGGACTCTTTCTGTCCGTCCCGTATGGCCTTGGCAATATCCATCTCGGTGACAACGGAATCGCCCCGGTACCCGTGGGCATAGGCGGCCTCTGCTTGTTTCTCGGCCCCTTCGCGGGTCTTGTACTTGTGTCCGTGTTCGCCCCATTGCCATTCACCGCCAGTCTTGTGAATGGGCATGGAACTCTCCGTTAGCGGCCCAGGGCTTTGCGTCCCTTGGCGGTGAGCATGTCATCCGGCAGATCCCGGAGTGCGTAGATGTAGCGGTAGGAACAGCGGCAAAAGACCTCTTCGCCGGGTTGTGTGATCTGATCCGTGTACCCGTCTTTCCCGGCCTTCATGAGCCCTTTTTCCATAGCCCAATTGCCGCGCATGACAAAAACGCGCTTGTCTCGATCCTTGTGATCGGGGCGATAGTCATAATTCGCCTGCCGCCACCGGCTCCGCCATTCTGCAGCGATAGCCCCTTGGTCCTCGGCTATTGTCCGGTTGACGTTCGAGATGAGCTTGTGGCCCTGATCGATATGCAGCCTGCGTTCCTCGTAGGTCTGCGACTGCAAAGGCTTTCCGATATGCGTGGTGACTTCGCGCTTCTCCACGATCCTGGAACCACCCGTCGGAACCGATGAAGCCCACCCACTGAATCGGGAAAGCGTCGTCTCGATCGCCTTCTCGCGGTTGAGGACGATCAGATCCGCCGAGGCATTGATGCGCTCGCGCAGAAGGTTCTGATATTTCGCGCTGACATGAGCGCGGTCCCACTGAGCCCCGGTATGGGTTTTATCGACTTGGGTAAAGATCCGCTGGTAGATCGCGGAGAGGGCCCTGGTAATGCGCGCCTGCTCCGTCTGAACCGATGGCATGTCCAGCCGGGCCGCAATCCTTAATCCCTTGACCCAATAGGCCAGTCTGTCCGGGACGTCATAGCCGTTCTGCGCGAAGTCCTCGATGGCTTTTTGCAGGAGCTTGCGGAACTCACGGCGCATCGGGATCGGGTGACTGCGTGTGCGGCCCTTCGTCCTCGTTCGCCCCCGGTATGGGCTCGGGCTTATAGGTCGCAATGGCGTCCGGATCAATGAGAAGGGGAGTCGAGTAGAACTCCTTCTCATCATTGGCAACGCCAGCCAGCCAGTCACATACCGCGCCTTTCGTTTCGGGATCGACACCGGCGCCGAGGATCACCTGAGCCAGTTTCGTGGCCGACTCCAACTTCATTTGCTGGACCTTGGACTTCTCGCTATCCGGCTCTTCGAGCAGGTTAGGCCAAGTCGGTTTCCAGGCGTCGTGCCATTCCTGCCAGGCGGCCTCGTAGTCCAAACCTGCGTAGCGTTCTGGGTGCTTGCGCTGGATCTCTTTGAAGAAGAGCGGGTTCCAGGCCCGCCTCTGTACGATGCGATCCATGAACTGATAGGCCGGCCCCATCTCGATCCGCACGCCGTTGATGTACTGCGCAATCTGCTTGGCGTCTTCGGACCCTTCCCCGAAACCTTCTGCCAGGGTTTCTTGATTCAAGAGCTGCGCTGGCCTGCCAGAGGCCGTAGCGATGTTCTTTAGGATATTGTCTCTCGCGTACTTACCAGCTCCGTCCACGTTCTGCATGTTGAAGACTTCGAGGGCTTCCTCGATGCCGATCGACAGGACGTTGTTTGTCCTGGCCCCTTTGATGGCGTTGCGCTGCATGCCCTTAAACGCACGGGCCACCATATCCACGACTGAGCCGGGGCTTGCCGTCTTCCAGACGATGAGCCCCAATTTCTCCTGGATCATCTGATCCGCGAGCATCGAGACGACAAAAGACTTCAGGGGATAGAAGGCTCGTTGATAGGCCGACCGTCCCACGAATCCGAAGGCGGAATCTGTCCACTCGATCCAGATCGGCTGCTCATTCATCAGTACGAGCGTCTTACTATTGCTCAAAACTTCTCCGCCAAGAGAGACCTGCTTGGGGTGCATGAAGTCTACGGCATAGGGATCTTGGTTAAGAACCAAGGACCCCGCAGTATTCAGCGGATCGTACAGGTTAAAATAGACGTCCAGTTCCCAGAGCTTGTCGAAAGGAAGAGCATCCGAGCTTTTGAGCGGATTGCCTTCCTTGTCCACGCAATTGACGTAGAGCGTCGAGACCCCGTAGATGCACGAGAGCTGCTTGGCCCGAAAGATGATGTTGTCAGCCCCGATCCCGCCGATCTTGCCCCATTCTTTCTGGAAGGCGTTGATCAGCTCTTCTTCAGGAGCGCCGGGTATTTCGAGCTTGCGCTCCTGGCTCATGGCGAGCTGCAAGGGCCTGTCGATGATGCGAGCCCCTAAAGGGTGACAGGCATAGATCGTCTTGCAGGCTTGATAACCGGGCTTACTCCCAGGATCGATCGCATCCTGTTCGAGGATCTGCATCAACTCGGACGACAGCATCCCATACAGACCGAGGATGCCGTTACCCGATCCGTCGATGCCCGATGCAAATGACATTAGTACCCCTTGTTATTGCCAAGACCGAGCATGACGGCGTAGGTGAAGCAATCCAGGAGATCCATGGTATGGGGTGTTTTGACACCCATCCGAAAGCCGCAGACTTGGCTGAGAAAATGGTTCTTTGTCTGGCCCCGATAGCTCAAGGTCTTGTCATAGGCGAAGCGCGAAATCTTCACATCTCCGCGATGGACATAAGGACTCGCTGATATGGCCCTCGGCTCTTTACCTAGCGACGTGAGCTTGCTGTCGATCGCCTGGGCTTGGAGCCCTCGGGCCTTGGCATGCTGAAGTAGGACGGTTCCCGTCACCTTGTCTTCTATCCAACAACCCGCGCTGCCATAACGGCTGTTCGTGGCCTTGGACAGATCCTCAAGCCGGATAAAGACTCCGGGTAACCAGGTCTCCAACAGACGGCCTTCGATCTGGATGACGTCCCAATCCAGGATGACGAGAGAACCGCCATTGGCCCGGTCCTTGGAACAATACAGGACCGCAGTCCCATCGTGCTCGACACCATCCTTAACCGCCGTGTCGATGATGGCGAAGATCGTATCGGGCCGGACGGGTAAGGGAACCGGGGCATTGTCGATGAGCAGCTTTTCTTCGCTGAAGAATGCCGTCCCACGCCAGTCCACGAACTCGGCTAAGAACTCCTGCTGATAGACTAACGGCGGATTTTCGAGCTGGAGCTTCGCTACTTCCGCCGCTGGTAGATACGGGTTTGTATGGGTTGGTGCGTGATATTCGACGAACCCATATTGCGGGTCCGTACATATTCGGTAGAAGAAGTTGTCTTCGTTCGCCCCGTTCGGGGTACTCATCGCCAAGGCATAGCCGGCGTAGTCCAGGAGCGACGGCTTTATGGCCTGCTCCCAGATCGTCATCATATCGTCGCCGGCGAAGGCGACCTCGTCGAGCAAGACCCCGTGGTACTTTCTCGACCGTCCTGCCCGTGGATTGTTCAGAGTCCAGAAGTCGATCCGGCCACCGTTGATAAGGCGGATCACCCCCTCGACCTTGGAGCTGGCCTTAATTATCGGATCGAGGATCTGGGCACAACCATTAAACGTCTCGGACAAGATCTTGTAGTCCGGCGCAAAGATGCCGAACGATTGGCCGTTCGCGGCTGAATTACAAGCTACCGTAACGCCTAATTCTGTTTTGCCAAATCTCCGCCCGCAGCGGATGGCTTTGAAGCGCCCCTTGAGTTGGAACGCCTTGACCTGCCCTGGATGCAGGGTGGGTAGTACGATTTGCATCAGGTAGGACTGAGCGGCAATCCACCCACGATCTGAATGAGTTGTGGCCCGCCGCTGTCTTTACCGAAGCGACCCATCTCTAACAGGGCATTCGCTGCCGAGACTCTAGCCCCATCCGAGGCGTCTATGTCTTGGGCGACCTCGATCAGGGTGGCGACGGCAATAGCAGCAGCGGCATTGATCGCGTCCTGCGCTTCTTTGTGTCTCCGATCTTCTTCGGCCTGATATTCGGCTTTTAAGGCCTCTACGCGTTCACGAACGCTTATATTAGCCAATAGATCGGATGCTTTGCTGTTTGCCCCATTTGGGCTGTAGCCAGCTTCCCTAGCCGCCTGTGCGCCTACTCCACAACGGGCATAGGCGCGGCAGAAAGCTTCGCGGCGGGCATTCATTGGAGACTACTTCTTGCCCTTCTTCTTGGGGGCAACCTTCTTCGGTGCGGGCTTCTTGGCGGTCATGGCGATCTCCGGGCATGAAAAAGCCCAGGCTTGCGCCCAGGCTTTTATTAGGTATTCGGACTAGGGATTCCTGAACGCAAGGCGCAGAAACCCGACGAATGGACTTTAGGCTATTGGTTATGGCGTGTCAAGCCCCATCAGTTGAACGACATTCCGGCGGTTAGGGTCGTGGCCCCATAAATGAGAGGCGGAAAGCGGTCTTGTGGGGCACGCATGAGATAGCGCGATAGTGTCAGCGAAAAGGTCCGGTAGCGGGCGGTCACGTCCACCACGTCACCTATCTGAACGCGGTTCATATGCGCCACGGTGATCTGTCCGCCGGAAGATGGGTAGACCGTCACCGACCAAGTGGACAAGTAGAAGTACGGACCCCCCTGTAGAGAGACCGACCAGTGCCGACCGCCGAGCCGGGGCCCGGCGGTGACACGGAGACCCTGATCGCTACCCGACCCAACAAACTGGCCCCACCAGCCACAGTTAGGACCGAGGCATCCGTTCCCATATGCCGCATCGGACGTGTCCCACGAGTTCTCGGAGTAGTGGCCGAGATTCACATAGTCCACATGCCAGTCGAGATAGCGCCAGGGGCGGCCAGAGACGCCCGCGTACCATGTCAAGCCATTGGTGTGCATCGCGTAGGGATTCCCCTGTTGACGCCACGTCCCATTAGCCACTACATGGCCTTTGGAATAACCTGCACCGATCTCAAAACGGACAGCGTGGGCCATGCTGGCTATGCAGATCAAACAAACTCCTATCAGGTTCGCGCGTTTCATGTGTTCCTCCTAGTCGATTTTTTTGCTATAGAGCGAGCCGAATCTGGGCCAGTCCATTGTTTTCTTATCGAACAGCTCCCAAAACGCGGGATGCATTGGCGCTTCCCCGGATTCCCATCGCTGCCAGGCCCGAAGTGTGACGTACACGATTGCTCCGGCCTGCGTCTGTGAGATTCCGAGAGATTCCCGAGCCCCCTTGATCTCGGCGGGGGAAGGGTTGCGCCCCTTGGAGGGGGCGCGGGATCGGTTGGGATGGTTAGACACCTCCGAGCTCCCGATATACTTCGCTGGCGAGCTTGCGAAAAGCCCCAGCGCCAATTACTAAGTCGAAGGCTTCCTCAATGTCGCCGCCGTTTTGGACCAACCGGGCGCGAATCATGGCATTGATCTGTGCGTTTTTGATCTCTTGGGCGGTGAAGTTTTCCATGGTCTTGCTCCTGCCCCAGTTCCCGAGGCGCGGTGCAGTAGTGATCTACTGCATGGGAGTAACTATACGTCATCGTGTCGTATAATGCAAGCTAGCTTTACAGCTACCCGACGAACGGTAGCTTGTTTGATATAGATCAAATAGGGGGTGACATTCCCCACATCGTCAGATTTGCGTTGTGTAGACCTGCGTGAACATCGGCATCTGATCGACCCGGTACGCATGTCCCTTCACGATCTCCTGGGCGCGTTTCACGATCTCGGTCTTGCCCGCCAGCATGACAAGGGCTTGTTCGAGCTGTCCGATTTCCACCTCGATCATCGCCCGGAGCCTATCGCCTGTCAGACGTTCCAGGGCCTTCCTGCGCCTGTCCTGCTGGCCCTTCGTCTTGGCGACCTCCTGGGCGATCTGCGCGAGATCCATGCGGCACCGTTCGAGCATGTGGAACACGAGATCAGCATGGGCAATATCGGCAGTATCGAGCAGGATGTGTAAGGTTTGCGCGACATACCCGAGGGCTTGGGCTTCGGTGTCGGGAGTCTCTGTCTGGCCCGAGGCGTCGTACTGAGCGCGGCGGCCAGCATCGGATAGCACCTCGTAAGCCTTCTGGATGGCGTGGAACTCCTTCTCGTCCCCGGACTTGTCGGGGTGGGCCTTCTGGGCCTTTTTTCGGTAAGCGGCTTTTATGGCGTCTGGCATGGCGTCTTTGGGGACTCCTAGGGTTTCGTATAAGTCCGTCAACCTGTGCCTCCGCTTTTTAGCTCGTTGGCGAAATTGTACTGAAACTCTCTTTCCGAGTTGACCGCCCAAGAAGCATTTTCTTGTCCGAAAGAACGAGCATGACCATCAGCTAATACTTGGGCCAATACTGCATGGAAAACAGCATCCAAACAATTACATCTAACGTTATATGGGTTACCAACCCATGCCAAAGCATCGTCGACGCATTGGTCTGCTATATCTATCTCATCTAACGCAGCTACTACGTTTTTTAGGATTACTACTTTTTGATCTGTTGCATTTATGCGGTGTAGCGCAGGAACCATATAGATAATTGCTCGCTCGATGCATCTTTGCTCAAAAGCGCTTCTTTTTTCGGGCGACAATTTCCCGAGCAATTCGTCCAGCGGCTCGGAGATATTCCGACGGTTGATGGCAGTGTGTTTGATGATCTCAACAAAAGGGCTATCCATTGCGGTCCTCGCTTATAGACGGTGGCTCTTCTCCATGGGCCCATTGCAAATCTCGCTCAGGGTTTGCACCCAATGATATAGCCATGTCGATCTTGACCTGCTCGGGGTAGTAATAATAACGGGTGCAATGAGTTCCGCGATCCGTCATGGCGCGAAAGGCCGGATGCCCATTGACCTTTTCCTGCACAATATTTAAAAACATCCGTTCCCCGTCCGATGTGAAATCCTTGACGGATGCGACGTGGTATTTGATAGTTATGATTTCACTTTCAGATAAATCAAACATCTTGGCACCCTCCCCATATCTAGGCACAAACATACGTCCATTTGGGCCGCACATCCCGAGTTTATCGATGGCAAATCGACAGGGTGCGCTCGGCCTACCTACGCCAGCACAATACCAATCGTTATTTTTATTATCGAAGAAGCTGAAACTGCACTCCCGACAATCTGGTGTGGTTGCCATTAGCCTTCCCCCATATTCGCCCGCTCCCACTCGTCCTCGAACTCTTCCCGCAGCAGCCTTGCCATCATGCCCAAGACTTCCCATTCCCACGTTCGCATTTGCAAGATGAGCCAGCGGGTTGGCTCGTCCTCGATGTCGATCGCCCGATAGCCGGAACCCTGGCACTCGGGACATTGCTGATCTTTGAGGATCGCGAGGCAATTGCTTAGGCCCCCATTGCAGGTCGTGCAGGTATCTGGCCTCTCCCAATCCCTGAGAGCGTCTGTGACCTTGCGCCTCGTCTCTTGCTCGTCTAGGCCGGGATAATGCCCGTGGAGGGCTCGAACCAGAGATAAGGCGGGGTTTTCAGGGGCTCCGAGATAACGCCGGCGCACCAACGTCCCGCCGACGTGGGATAGTCTCCGGCTGGTGATACCGAGGGCATGCATCAGGTCCATGCCGGTGATCCCGCCGAAACCGCCGGGGATCATCTCTTGATAAGGGGGACAACCGACGCACCGGCCTAGGGCTTCTCCGACCCACCGGGCGGTAATCAATTCACGATCTCGCAATATACCATCGGTTTTTCTCCGTTAGTTCGTGTCGTTCTCGATCTCTGGTACTATCACGCATAGTGGCTCGCTCTTCGGTTTTGGTACTATCCTCGCACCTGGCTCACTCATGGCTTATGGTACTCACGGAACCCATGGTTCACTCTGCTTCTCTGGTACTCATTTGCCGCGTGGTTCACTCCGGATACCTGGTACTTTCCTCGGCTCTGGTTCACTCGCGCAACTTGTTACTTTCGGCGAACTTGGCTCACTCGCGCCATATGGTACTCTTCCGCATCCTGGTTCACTCCGCTTCTTTGGTACTCACGCAAGCCTTGGTTCACTCCGGATATATGGTACTCACACACCGAGTGGTTCACTCCGAGACCTTGATACTTTCTAGCGACATGGTTTCAGCTTTTTCACTTCCTCCCACCGGGGCGGCACGATCTCGTGAGCGTGTCCAAGGTGCGCGATGGCAAACGGTTTCGGCGGCTCCGTGCCAAACTCCAGCATATACGCGACAGCGTGATAGTGGGATAGAAAGATTTTGACAGCGTAGCGCCTTGCTCTGGCGTGTATGTGGGCTTTAGGCAATTTGCCGTTGCTGTAAGCCTTATAGGCGTCCGTGTCCTTGCCGATCTTGAACTTTTCCAGCTTTTTGGCGGCTTGGTCGGCGAACCGACCGGCCTCGTTGCGCTCCGTCTCCAAGGCTTTCCGCGCTGCATAGATTTTGCCGTATACGTCGTCTGGGTGTCCTGAGACCTTGATAAATGATTCCCCGATTTTCCAGCACAGGGTTTTGAGGGGAAGGTTGAACGGCCGCCGCGAAAGCGCCTTTACCAAAGTCGTCTTCGTCAGGTTTACAGCATTGCCATCACGATCTTTCGTGGCAGAGACACGGATATTCTCCGGGTTGCGGCCTAAAATCTGGCAAGCCTTATCGAGATCCTCTACATCTTCGACCAGGGCGCGGACTTCTGCGCCACCCATCCATTGCACAGTCGGATCAAGGCCGGCGAAGCGCCAGATATGTCCAACAGTCGGGCACTTGCGAATGTCGATGTGTGACATAAGACCAGATGCTATCACTGGCCCGATTCCTACGATAGAACGTGCCCACTGGCCTATCGGCCTTGATCCTGAATAGGAATCTAGAGCCCCCTTGATTTGCCTTTCGAGGATCTCATCGTTTTTTGCCAACCAATCCAAAACTACATGATCTGTGCCTACATCGACACCTTGATCTATTGACCGGCGCTGATTGTTCGTGCGGAGCCGGTTATCCTGCATCGTATAGTAGGCATCCACCAAAAACCGGGCCTCGTCTTCGGATAAAGTCTTGGCCGCATCTTTCAGGTCTTTTGATAGCCGCAAAACCGGCTGATCGTTATTAAATATCTCCTGCATATCCATTTTGTACCTCTCAATTTTTTAGTGGACCAGCCCTGGTGGGTGACTCAGCTTAATGTCAATCACGGAGACCCCTTCCCAGACCGTGTAGAGCACCGCCGGCGAGCAGCCACACGGCAGAAGGGGTACATGATTGGTGGAAAATAGCGTTGAGGCAAGAAGATGAAGATTATCTTCCCGCTCGGCTAGGGTGTCCTCCGGTAAGAGTTTCCACAGGTACCATCGGACAAGGAAAGCTTCGGCATCCTGAAGCGTTTTGATCGCCAAGGTTTCTTGAGTTGCCAGATTTACGAAGTGTTCTTCGCTTTGTACCATGTGCAAGTTCCCCTCCCCAGTTTCGGATAGTCCGGCATCGCCAAGGCGCAGTGATAGTCTAGCCCATCCAGCCGGTTTAGCAGACAGCCGGCGCATGTCCATTTCGCCGTGAGCCGTAGGGCTCTCCTTTGCCGCTGCTCGGCCACGTTCGCGGGATCGCCGTAATCCGGTTTAGGCAAGGCCACGGGCTGTCCGTCCGATCTCGGGGTAGTGAGGGCCTTTGTGCAAGAGCCCTTGCTGCACGCACTTAACCGGCACGGGCCTAACGGTGAGAAAGGCCCCGGCTACCATTCCCAAAATGATGATGGCAAAGGCGAGCCAGACTGCGACG